GGTCTGTGAGCGAGCCGTCTTGTAATTGGTCGAACTGCTTCTCGTAGGCAAATATTGGCATTTCGTGTTCTAAGAATTTAAATATAACAAATATTGCTGTTTGAATTCCGTCGATACTTTCATCTTTTGGTTTTAATATCGTTGCTTCCATACTGGAGTAGATATTGCCACCTTGAATGCTTGATGGTTCAATTGCCCCTTTTTTGTACATAAAGTCAAAAAGCTTATTTTGAGCGTAGTATGTTCTATCACCCATTGAATCTTTTGACAAGGCCAAAACTTTTGATTTCTCTGGCATGACAATTATATCTATCAACGGATGGTCACGAATTATATAATTACCATCAAGTGATTTACGAATGTTAAGACTGATAACCGCTTGTGGTTTTTCTTCTTCTTGTTTTGGCTCTTTTGCAGAGTCTGGAATGTTCTTGGGGTCTATCTTTATTTTTATTTCCATTACTCGGCTTCCTTAACCAATACTTGTAAATACATCACATCTTCTAATAACTTAGAGTCTATTTGTTTTTCTCTAAAAGATTCTAACATTGTTAAAAGCTTATCATAATCTCTATGTAATTTTATTGCTGGTGATTCTGTGATTGTTTTTCTGATTCTTCCAATCTCTTCGTTAAGATACATCTTGAATTCTACATCACTATCCTCGGACATAATGTATCGTGTTAACAAAACTTTTTGTTCTTCCAAGAGAGATGTTCCGTATTTTTCGTTGAACTTCTTTACGAATGTTTTATAAACGATATTGTCAATCGGCTCAAGAGGTTTCGCACCAGACTCACCAGTTGTTAAATAATCTACCAAAGTTTGTTCTAGTAATATTCTTGTTTTGATTGGAATATCTAAATCAAATATTTGAGAAATGGTCGCAAGGTTTTTATAGTTTGGCATAAAGTGTTGGAATATTGATTTACCAATATCTTTATTGACCTTAGATATAAGACGACTTTGTTCGTTGAAAATATCTGGTTGGCTTAAACCAAAATAAACTCTCTTTGATTCATTAATCAAAGACTTAGCCATTTCTTTATCTACTTCTTTTGTTTCGTACAAAGTTTTATAAACATCAAGTTCTCTAGCAAGCGGTTTGCCTACAGAGAAGAATTCTTTTAATACAGATACAATTTGCTTTTTTGTTACTTCGTTCTTCTCTACGGTTGCTTTTGCTAGTTCTTTAACCAGAGCTTCGTAAAGAAAAGCGGTATTTCTTTTCTTATTATGCTTTAACTTTGGTTTGTCCATTTTTTTTATTCTCCAAGCTTTCAATTAGCTTATTTATTTCGTTACTAGAGTTAAATAATAATTTTTCCTCTAATTCATAATTAGCTTCGATACTCTCTGCAATTCCATTTGATAGTGCAGAAAACTCTCTTGCACCCGGAAAAGCTTTGTCTATACCTGCAAAACTTTCACCACCACTAGAGCGCATTGAGCGATTTCTGGCTCCAATACTTCTCTTATCTATAGTTACTGGAGCGTACATCTTTCCTTTCGCTCCTCTGGTAGTATATGCCTTGTCCTCGCGCTTGCCCGGAGGTGCTGCCAATAGTGCGCCACCCTCTTCTGCTCCACCGCCAGCCTCTGCTCCACCACCACCTTCTGGTGCGGCTCCACCGCCAGCTTCTCCACCAGCAGGAGGTGTTTCTCCACCAGCAGGAGGTGTCTCGCCGCCAGCAGGGGGTGTACCTCCACCAAGGTCAAGGCCACCACCACCGCCTCCACCGCCTCCACCACCAGCACCTTGTTCTTCAGTACCAATAGCTTCAAGTGATTTGGCGTACTTACGGTCATAATATTGCTCGCGTTGAATTCTAACAAACTCTTCATCAGAAATCTTGAAGATTGTATGAGCAATCCAACGCTTGCTAAAGAATCCTTCGGTAGCAGCAGATGCAATATCGAACTTAACTTTCCAATGCTCCAACTCTTGTAGTGCAGCAATTTTTGATGGATTGCTTAGAGAAAGCTTGAATGATAATAAATCGTTTCCTCTATATCCCAAAGTATAAAGATGGATGATACCAATCTTTTCTAATTCTGAAACGACGGCTCTTTGAAGTCTTTGAATTGTTCTTGCAAAGCGAATATCTTTTTGAGCTAGTGTTGCTTTATCTTCTGCGGCACCCTCACCTCTTGAAAGATAAGACATTGGAACTTTTAAAGCAGAAAAGAGTTTATCGCGAAGATATTTGATATCTTCAATCGCTGCGGTATTCTGTCCACCAGTAAGTGCTTCAATCTTTGTGGAACCAGCACCACCACGGACAGGGATGAAATAATCTTCATCTACCGACATTGGATTGTAGCGCAAATCAACACGACCTGTCTCTGGGTCGAGAACTTGATTACGCTTCATTGTTGTCATGACTTTCTGCATGTATTGTTCAACTTCATTTGGTGGAATGGCACCAACATCGATGTAGAATACTTTACGTTCTGGAGAACGAACAACACGATAAGCCATCATTGCATCTTCCATCAAAGTTAATTGACGGAAGATACGACGGGCTGGGTCTAGTACAGACGTTCCGTATGGAGAATATCTATCGTTGCCAAGAACTCTGAAGTGTGCTATTTGCCAATTTTCAAAGGCTATGCCACCAGAATTCCATTGATATTGAACATAATTTGGATTTGTTTTATCTTCGCCTTCGATTCTTTCAATTTCATTTGTTGGAAGGCCAATCGCGTTCTTGACACCCATTTGTTCATCAATATCAAGATAAAGGAAGTAATCTCCAAACTTACACATATTTCTACACCAACTGTAAAGGTTGGATTCAAGATTTAATACTTTGAAATATAACGTACTTAATACATGCTTTATTTCTTCGTTTGGACAATCAATCTTCATCATGGCAGATAGGTCAGAAGATGTAGTCATTTCATCTGCATAAATATCCAATGCCGATGCAATCTCTGGCATGTATTCCATTTGTTCAAAGTCAGTATATCTTTGTACACGATTTTGAGCAGATAATATCTTCGATGAAAATGCTTCATAATTTCCATAGGTTGACTTTTTAAAAGCCAATCCTTGAGCAGATGTGAAATTAAATTTATCAAGTTGGCCGCGCTTATATCTACTTTGATAAGCATGACGGTAGTTTACAATTGGACCAGAAAACAAACGAGTCAAGTTTTTGAACAATGGTGACTCTGCGTTCTTGGTATTTACTTTTTTTCTGTTATCTGCCATTTATTTTATCCTTTAAATATCCAACCGAATTGATTAGCTATTGCGATTGATTCTCTACGCATCATATCATTGTTGTTAAAACTTTTCATACCATGAATAGATGTATTTAGTATTGTATTCGATTTTTGGATTCCGTCAAGTAGTGCGCGCTTTATTTCTGTCTCTCTATAACTAGTTTGAAAGACAGTATCTTTTATCCAACAGGCAATTGCCAATGACATAATTAAATCGTCATTATATCCACGCATTGCTTGTGGTTTACCGTTGTGCCAAACGAACGTGTTTAACTCATTTACCAATCGTTTAGAATTAATTTTGATTTGTTTATTTCTTATAAACTCTTCAAGCTTGGCAATAATAAGTGGTCTTGATTTATAAGAAGTAGTAAAGCCCGGAACCGAATTACTCATTGATTCTGCTAGTGCTTGGTCAATATGTTCGTTGGTTCCTTTTACTGAGTGGAACACATTTGGATATCCAAGTCCAATCAACTCTTTGAGAACTGCATAGCCAATGTTGTTGTTTTCAATAACAATCATGCAGTTTCCATATTCTTTTCCACAATTATACAAGAACCTTGCATATTCATCTGTTGGCATCTTACCTTGGTATTCTGCGACTATTTCCATAGTATCGACGTTTAAGAGATGAAATACGGAGAAGTCAGAACCATCTCCTCTTGCTACGTCTGCTACAAGAGCATAGCTATGTTTTGGGTCATACTCTTTCCAAATCCAATAATTTCTATCAAGACCAGAGCGATGTTTTGGCTCTGAGCAATTTTGGTTATAGATATCAATATCTTCTGGAGCGATAACGGTTTCGCCAGAGGCATTAAACGAACATTCATATTCTTGTGCGATTTCTCTTCTGGATAAGTTTCTGGTTTCTTTATCAAACCACTCTTGGTCACGGTCTGGGTGCGCTGACCAATGTATTTTCATTGGGTGGAATTCGTTCGTATCTGCTTCTGCACCAACATAAGTTTGATGGAACCAGTTACCTACACCATTAGGGGTTGAGATAGCAATACAACGACCACCAGTAGCAAGCGTAGGATATACGCCTGTCCATAGTTCATCCATGCCTTCAATGAAGGCAGCTTCGTCCAGTACCATCAACGACAAAGCTTCTGAACGACCAGCATCACCAGACGTTGCAGAAGCTTTGATTTGAGAGCCGTTTGAAAGCTCA